CTGCCATAAATCTTATTGCGTTTACTTGGTTAGATGCGATTGTATAAATGATTGCATCATCATCTGCAACAGTACCACCAATGTTAGCATCCATATTTTCATAATCACCAGATTTAGAAAAGTAAACTGTTTGTGGATTATTTAATGTTGCAGCAAATACTAGACGTTGTTCAAAGAATGATACACAAGAAGGATGACCAGTAGTTTCTGAAAAAGCACCTAATGACCAATCTGTTGATGCGTTTGTATTTGGAAAGTTAGTTGTTGTAGTTACAGTAACAGATGTTGCAGAACTAAAGTTTGTAATTTTTGAATGACCAGATCCTATTCTAACTTGTCTACCAACATCTGTAGAAACAAATGTATTTGATGAAGCAGTTATAGTTACAGAACCAGATACACCACTTGCTGTTAAAGTTGTTGTAGATGTATTGGTATCTAGGAATGGTCCATTAGTAAAATTACATTCAGTTAAACTCCAAGACGTATGTCCAGTTCTACTTAATTTTCTTACAGCATGATTGGGGTGCGTAATATACATTATGTCAGCACTTTGAGCAAATTTAATATCAAATAATTCTGCAGTTAAATAAGGTGAAGATATTTCATAAGGAGAACCACTAGATAGTATTTGACCATTATCTCTAAAGAATCTAATATACTGATTTCCAAATTCTAAAATATAAGTTTGTGTTGTAGAAAATTCAAAAGGTATTAATCTTGTTTTAGCAGCACTTGATTTTACTTCTGCAATATATTGTGTACCCGGTCTACGAGCTGCAGCACCATGAGGATAGATAACCATATTTTCTACAGTTGCACATCCTGCAGGATACTTTGCTAAATCTACTCTACCATCTAATCTTGGCGATAGCTCACCCGCTGTGAAGTTTGTAAGTTGTGCAGCTACTCTAGCCATTTATTAAAACCTTGAGTTTATGAATGTACCGGCATCAATAGTATCTGCCATACCATTTTCTTGAGTTATGTTTTGACCTTCTGTTGAATCTACAAATCTAGCATCTCTTAATTTATCTTGATAGTTAGCAATCATGTTTTGTGATGTAGTATTGTTAGACGTTATTGCATAAGCAATATCTGCACCTAATGCAGCAGATAATGTTTCTCTTAATAACTCGTCATATTGATTGGCATCTGTTATTCTTGATATGTATAGTATCTTCATAGTTTCATTGTTGGATAATATTGATCTACCTTCTACTTGATAGTTTGAATCAAAATCTAATATTCTTAATAGTCTTAAACAATCACCCGGTAAATCAAATTGAAATTTGTAACCCCATGCAGGAGTAGTTGTTGATGATGCTAGTTGAACTCTTTTTTGTAAGCAGTTCCAAGGATGTGATCTAAATACTGCATCTCTTACTTGAGTAAATCTTGAGTTGCAAAGTCTAGCATTTTTTGAATCTTCTGTTAAGGAAAGTATAGTTGTTGCACCTAGTTGATTTAATGCTCCATTACAAATGTCTACTGTTGATGCCATACTACTTCCTTATAATATATTTACGTCTTATTTGTCTATCTTTTTCTAACGCAAATATCTCTTCTTCTGTTCTCTCTTCTTTAGTATCAAAGCCATAATGATATTTGCTATCATGCTTAAACCTATCTACTAAAACATACCTGTACACATAATTATCTTTTTTAAAGTGTAGTACAGTTTTTAAATCTTGTATCTTTTTCATGCACTCTAGGGGAGTTCCACTCTCGCTTTCCTCCCCTAAAATTCTATTTATTAGTCTAGAACGTATGTCATCTGAACTGTAATAAGTCCAGTTGCATTTGCTCCAGCAGTAGTTGCTGTAACAACTAAACCATCTGGTGCGTCTACAACAGAGTTTTCACCCAATGCTGTAGTAGCTGCGATAGCAGAACCAGTAGCAGAAGTTGATCCTGCTGCTGCTTTGTATTCATCAACATCAGCCGCTACAGTAGTTCCTGCTGCATTAACGTATGCTGCATGTCCTACTGATACAGTTGTGCTTGAACCAAGTGCTGCGTGGTTTAATCTTCCACCTAATATTCTTGCTCCATTAGGCAACTTAAACATATTGATAGTTTCTTGAGCTCCTGCTGCAGTAAAATCTGCGTAAGCAACTCTAACTCTACCATGTAGTTCTGTTGTCTCTAATTTAACAGAAGGTGTATCTACAGTTTTTGCGTATTGTACCGAATTAGCCATATATATATCCTCCTATTATGCTTCTGTGCAAGTTATTCCAATGACTTTATCTTTCTCCATTCTAGTAGCACCGATACTCATGCAGTAGTAAACTTGAGTAGCATACGATTTGTCTGCTCTTTCGTCTATTCTTGCTTGAACATCTTTACCAACTGCTAGAGTGATTCCATCTTGAGCAAAGGCAATACAAGTTCTGTCGTTACCTGCTTTTGAAAGTCTGTTGGATGTTATAAATTTAAACCCAAGAAAAGTATCTACTTCACCTTGTACTAATGCTTTTACAGAGTTGAAGTCTGAACTTGTTACTTGAGTTGTACCAAGTAGATTACTCATCTGCTCTGGTCCAACAACGATAAATCGTTGGATAGAAGGATCAACACTTGCTAAATCAAACTTTTCTTTTGCTTTTAAAAGTTTGTCAATGTTTAATCCTGTAGTTGAACCTACGTTAGCTGCGATTGCAGTTTGTGCAGTTTCAGTTCCAGAACCAGTTTCGCCTGTATGAGCTGTACCAGTTGCTGCAGAGATAATCACATCATCCATAGCTCTCCCCATTGCGAAAGCAGCGGCTTGTGCGTAAGATGAAGTTGGATCTATTAAAAGACGTACTTTGTCTTGTTGATCAATAAGATCAGCGAACTCGTAGTCTGCAAGTGATACTCTTCTTCTTGAGTGAGGAGTGTCAATTTGCGGAGTGTCCGAGTGTCTACTCTGTTTTAATTGAGCAGTTACTGAACCAACTTGATCAAAGAAAGCATTTTTTCCGACAACACTTTCTTGTCTAACTTTGTCTCTTAATAATGATCCCAT